GTAACACTTGCTTATCTTCGTGTGGCTTGTATGCTTTGTAAAACTCTTTGAAAGTAAAGTAACCTTTCTGAACATGTAACTCTTTATCTTCTGCAAACATAAAGCCTGCACCATCTGGATTAGCATCGTAACATCTTTGAAGAGTTGTCTTGTTAATCTTTTTGTTTTCTGATTTCATTATTGCTATGCACATATTGTTGATTCCTTAATTAAGTTTTGTAAATCTTTGAATTCTTCTTTAGTGTTGTTTAACCATGATACAAAAGATTCAAAGTGTGTTTGCTGTTTATAAGGCACAGCATGTATGGCAGGCTTACAATAATCTACCATTGCCTTGACAAATTGCATTCGTATATGAAACTCTTTTTTGTTAGATGGAGTTGCAAAGATACGAAGCTCAATTGTTTTGTCATTATTTAAATTGACAAAGTTATATCTATTAGCATACTCACCTCGTGTTGCCATACGAAACGGTTTCTTAATAGTATACTCTGGATCACCATTTTGATAGTTGGTAGTATTTCTACCAGCAATCAATTTAATAAATGATTTGTTGTCGGAACGATTCATAAACTCTACAAATTTACCGGCACCCATTGTACTGAATGCAGTACGACTGATGTGTACATGCATACCACATGATTTGTGTGGATGTATATACTCAGGTAGATTAGTTAGGAATGAATCATAGTTGTGTAGATGAGAAAGATAACTAGCTGGTCTTGATACTACCTCGAAACCTTTTGTAATAGAACCATCTTCTTTCATCATAGCATGTCCAGCTAGATTGTCACCAACATACAACCTACCTTGTTTACGATTGTCAACTTGAAACTCCATTTCAATACCTAAGTATGGATCGGACGTACGTTTAAATGTATGTTTATCAAAACCTAATGCTTGTTCTACACGCATACTATAATTTTGAACATGATAATTATCTTCTAAACAATTGACACATAAACCATCTCTGGTATCTTGAACTACACATCTTGAACCACATTCTTTACAATGTGTAATTTCTACTGTGTCTTTGTTGTAACATACACCATCAATTATAATCTCATCATCAAGTAAATAATTATGAGATTCATTACAGTATGTATAGCCATAATCTTTTAAGTCAATACCATAAGAATATTTTAATGCTTTACCTGATATTCTAGCTCTATCAAATTGATTAGAAGTATTAATTTCTTTTGTAAATTGACATTGAAATAACTCAACACCATAATCAAAATAAGCATTAAGGTTTGCAATTAATTGTTCATCAGTAAACAATTCATTTTGTTTAGGTTTGAAATGTTCAATTACTTTGTCAAGCATAGTCTGTGTTGCATGGCTATGCTGTGCAAAACCTTTGACACGTCTAATGAAATGATTTTTAAATCCTGACTTAAGACGACCATCATTGTATGTCATTTGTATATCATTGAAATGATAATACAAAGCGTCAAATAAACATTTACTATCGAACCAACTTGCATGTCTTTCACGAGGTACTAAAAAGTTAGCATACTTACTGATAGCTTGTGTTCTAACTGTATACATTCTAGAGTCAGACCATACTGCAAGAGCATTTTCTGATTTACCAGCAACTAATCTATGATCAATATATTCTTGTGATATAAGTTTAAACACTGGTATTTCGATGTAAGGTTTAGTTGGTCCTACATCTGTGTTGTAATTATACATTCGTTGACGATGCACACCTCGTTTGATGTATACATCATCAGATAACCACAACTTGTTATTTTCAGTAACTAAACTACTTGGATTACTGAGTGGGTATTTCCTAGCAAATAGTAAATGACTAATAGGTTTCATAGACATTCCCCTTTGATAAATTGAAAGACATCTTTAGGTGGTTTCTTAAATGCTTTAATAACTCTAAAGTCCTGACCTATTTTTTTAACACGAATACAATTATCCCAGCCATCTTTCCAGAAGACATCGAATAGATTGTTTGTTACATTTTTGACTACCATAACACATACTCCATGTTGTTAACAAAAAGAGAGACGAGGCTCTCACTAAGAGTGAGCCGAGGAACGATTGTAATCAGCCAACGCATCTTGCTCATTGTACAAGAATGATCGCATTTTGCTTATTTGATTGATAAGTTTGTTTCTTGACATAAAATTAGGTTTAGGCAATTTGCCAAACCTTTGGAAAAAAGTTACAGCATATTCTTCTTGCAATACTTCAAGAGTATATTTTGATAATGATGTAGTATTATACATAAAACCTCCGCATTTTGCTTAGTTGATAGATAGCGTCCTACAGGTGTAAATAAATGACCGACTTTACACTTGTTAGCACTTGTTAGATTCTTTGGTTCTTTCTCATCATTTGGAGAAAGAACAAAAAAATAGGGGCAAGCATTTCTGCTCACCCCTTGTTAGTACTTATGAATGTGATGCTTGGAATCTTGCAGTTACAATTTCTTGATGTTTAGTCTTTTGAGCCATAACATCTTGAATTTGACTGTCGATATCCATTGCCCTTGAGTAGTCATTATAGCGTAGAGCTTCATTTTTCATACGTCTGTAGAATGATATGATACCTGCATATAGCATATTAGCTGACGCTGATTTGTCACCTTTATTGCCCCAAGTATCTAATACACCAAACAACTTACGACCTTCTTCTTTTTCTGCTTCTGAGTAAACCTTTTTTTCTATAGCCATGATACTGTACTCCTTATATAATTAAAATAATTTTGAGGAAAGCGTCCCTCATTAAGAGGGGGACGCTTTACTCGGCAGTTACTACTTAATAAATTGGTATTGGTTGATAGTAATATGACTCACCATCATGTGTGTTATACATCTTATCATGATTAGATTTTAGATTGACCATACTGTGTTGTAAGAACTCTATCGATTCTTCATGTTGTTGTGCATAGAGCTCTGGTATATCTACTTGTGATACTGGCAGATAACGTACAAAGCGATAGCCTTGATGAAAGAGCAAGTCTGTGTGTTCTTCTACAACTATTACTTTATTTGTTGCTTTGTGTATTAATTGAATGTAATCATTCATGATGTACTCCTATTTAATTTATGAATGAGTATGTACCTACACACTCGCTTCCCTGTGTCCTGAAGTTTCCATCAGTAATTGTTATCATCGTTTTTATGATAAGAATTAGTTATGGATATTCAGGAGTCAAACACAGGAGTGTGTGAGCCTCCGCTGGCGGTGAAGCGGTCGCCTGCATTGCCAGCTCGTCTGGCTACGGCAGGTGAAATATCACTCAATAGAACAGCTCCGCAGGACTAAGCTGCCGCTTAGGCGAATTTGTTTTTGTGAGGAGGGAATGGAATGAAGGGAGAGCCTGCCTTTTGGCTCGGCTGTCTGTGACAGCCCCTGAATGGAGTGAGTGACGAACGGTCTATTAGGATAGTACATACAATAACAATATACATACATAGAGTTGAGATATATTGTTGCACATTGTTATAACATATAGTAATATAATCATATACTTATGGGTAGTATACTATACATTAGTCTATTGCAACAACAATGTATCGTATTGCAAAGAGAAGAAAGGAGGAGATTAGTTAGGCATTTATGCCTATTTTGCCTGTAGTTTAGGCAAAACCCCCCGGAGGGGGCTAAGCTACGACTATACTAAATGAACTACAGCAAATAAATAGCTCACAAAAATTATTAATCTTAAGCAGAGGGAGTAATTTTCATTAATTTAAGATTATTTACTTATATACTATTGACTTTTAATTAAAAGTATGATATAATATTATGGTAATAAAGAGATTATGAAATAATCTCAATAATTAGTATCATGTATCTAGTGATGTAGTTATGGTTATGTATTTAATCATTGTATCACTGTATCATGATATAATGTAATAATTTATAAAGGATGTAATTATAAAACCATATAAAGACAAGATGGGTAGGTACAGAACTCAATCCCTATTCTGGGAAATGAGAGATGAGTCTATGGAACCAATTTGGTGCATGAAAGACTATAACCTTGTAAAAGGTAAAAAAATGTATCCCTCTCTTAAAAAGATTTATATGGCGTACGACCACGTACCAGGAGCTGAGTATGACTTCGCAATGGATCAACTTGGTTCTTGGGACCACTGGATTAAACTGTGTAACAATGCTACACCTGAAATTAAAGATATGATACAGAGTTGGCGAGATGAAATAGATATACGTCTTAAGGCTAAGGGTATCAAGTCTATTATAATGCACAGTCTGGATAATGACCCAAAGGGTCTGCAAGCAGCTAAGTATCTTGTAGAGAAAGGTTATGCTGCTAAAAAAACAGGACGCCCCTCCAAGGAGGAGGTAGAGCGAGAACTTAAAGTAGATGCTAGAGCTGCTAAAGAAAGACTAGCAGATCTTGAACGAATAGGTTTAAAGGTTGTCAATGGCAAAGCTACTTAGTTTATTAACTTTTCTTACTGTTATGCCTATAACACCAACAGTATTATTTATTATAACTTTATACCAAGGATCATAGTGGCTTTTACACATACATCTGGACCTAAGAAAGGTCAACGTGATTATCAAAAAGAACTTGCTTGGGAAAAGAAAAACGGTAACAAAAGACAAGACGAGCGTGTAGCTAGGAATAAAGCTAGAAGAATGTTAGGATTAGCACCTGGAGATCCTAGACAAGTAGACCATATAGATGGTAACCCAAGAAACAATGTTAAATCTAATTTACGTATTGTTTCTGCTAAGACTAACTTAAAGAAAGAATCTAAGAGGAAACAACGTGGCTAAAATATCATTACCTACTATAGCATCTGGTTATGCAAGTAATACTACTTTTAATAACTCTTTTGATGCTATAGAAACAGAATTTCAAAGTAAAGTACTATATCGAGACAATCCTACTGGTGAACCTAATACCATGGAAAATGATCTTGATATGAATAGTAATAATATATATAATGTTAATAACATAACATTAGATGGTACTTTTACTGTAGATGGTGTAGACTATCTTGCATCAATGCTTACAGTTTTTAATAATTATACAAGTTTAACACAAAAGGTAACTATAAGTACAGCTGCTCCTTCTGGAGGTAGTGATGGTGATATTTGGTTTAAAATTAATACATAAGGAGAAATAGATGGCAGCTTTATCGGACGCAGCAGAAGTTCTAATATTAAATTACTTAATGACAGCAACTTCAGTTACAAGACCTACAGCGTGGTATGTAGGATTGTACACTGGAGCACCAAGTGACTCAGGTGGTGGTACTGAAGTATCAGGTGGAGGTTATGCTAGGAAAACAGTAGCTTGGGCAACAGCTACAGGAGCTGGAGGAACAACTTCTAATACAGATGTACCTACATGGACAGCATCTGGTGGTGCTTTCGGTACTGTAACTCACATTGGTATTCATAGTGCAGCATCAGGTTCAGGTAACTTGTTATGGCATGGAGCTATGACTGCTTCTAAAGTAGTTAACGATGGTGATACATTAGAATTTGCTGTAGGTAATATCGACTTAACCATAGCGTAAGGAGTAATTCATGGCTGACGGCTATAGAATTACTGAGAGTGGTGATACTAGAATCACGGAGGGTTCGGATAGCCGAATCACTGAAGATTTTTTTCTTGCCTCTGCAAGTCTGTCTAGTGCAGGTAGTATTACTGCGGCAGGAGGCTTGGGTACTACAGCGTCAGCAGCATTAACAAGTACAAGTTCTAAACTATCGGCTGGTGAAAGAACGGTATTTGGTCATTTAGATTTAACTGCAACAGGATCTATAGCACTTGTTACAACATTTAAAGCTAAAGGTATATCAGCTTTATCTAGTACTGGAACAATAACTGCAGATGCAGATACTAAGTTAGTAGGCTTTAGTACATTACCAGCTACAGGTACTATGACTGCAGCTGGTCGTACATTAATTCTAGCTTTTGTAGAATCAGGTCTTGTTACAGATGACAGGATTACAGAAGCAACAGATGATAGAATTACAGAGGCTTCTGATGATAGAGTAGTTTCTGTTACAAGAAATACAATTGATAGTAGCTTACTAGCAACATCTACATTTACTGCATTTGGTAGTGTAGCATATTACAAAGAAGGTGGAACTTGGAAAGTCTTTGAACCATATGTAAACCAAGATGGAGTATGGACAACCAATTTTCTTATTTATAAAAAAGTTTCAGGAACTTGGACAAGGGGTTATTAAATGGCAAACGTAAAGATTTCGGAGTTAACTGCAGCTGGAGCAGCAGCTTTAGCAAACGAATATGAAATAAACGAAGCAGGTACTTCAAAGAAAGTAACTGGTACACAAATATCTGCATTATTTAAAGCAGACTTACTTGATGATACTACGGCTAACTTTACAGGTACTTTACAAAATGGTGGTTCTAATGTAGTAGTAGATACAGACATTGGTTCAACTGTACAAGCACACGATGCAGATACAGCTAAAACTGATGTAACACAAAGTTTTAGTAAAGCACAACGAGGAGCTATTGTAACACTAACAGATGGTGCAACTATTACTCCTGACTTTGCTACAGCTAATAACTTTACTGTTACACTAGCTGGTAACAGAACATTAGCTAATCCAACTAATTTAACAGCAGGACAAACAGGTTCTATATTTATTGTACAAGATGGTACTGGAAGTAGAACACTAGCTTATGGATCATACTATGATTTTGTAAGTGGTACAGCTCCTACATTAACTACAGCTGCAAGCTCAGTTGATAGAATTGATTATGTAGTAAGAACTACAGGTTCTATACACGCAGTATTTACAGCAAATTATTCATAAGGACATTAAATGTCGGTATTAAATGAAAGTCAAATTGTAGGCTCGTCTGGACAAGGTTCAGGTTATGACATAACAGATAGCTTACGCCTTCGTTCGTCTGCTAGTGCTTATTTAAGTAGAACTCCATCTAGTGCAGGCAATCGTAAAACATGGACATGGAGTGCATGGGTTAAGCGAGGTACTTCTAATGACCAAGTATATTTTAGTGCTGGTACAGGCGATAGTAATTATTTAAATGTAAGATTTCAACCAGACTATATTTCTGTTGTAAGTGAAGATACATCCCTTACTTTAGAATTAAGAACAAGTGCTTTATATCGTGACCATTCTGCTTGGTATCATATTGTTGTAGCTATGGACACTACTCAAAGTACAGATTCTAATAGAGCAAAATTATATGTAAATGGTGAACAAATAACAAGTTTTTCATCAGCAACTTATCCAAGTCTGAATTACGATACTTTAGTAAACAATACTAATGAACATAGTATTGGTCGTTCTGCTAGAACAACTGATAGAAAACAATTTGACGGATACCTTACAGAAGTAAACCTTATAGATGGTACAGCATTAACAGCATCAGACTTTGGTGAGACTGACAATAACGGCACTTGGATTCCTAAAAAATATTTAGGTTCATATGGTACTAATGGTTTCTACTTACCTATGAAACCTACTACACAAGCTACAGGATTTAACACAGTTACTTATACTGGCAATGGTGGCACACAATCTATTACAGGTGTAGGTTTTAGTCCTGATTTAGTGTGGGTAAAAAACAGAGATGAGACAGACAGATTTCCTTTATTAACAGATACAATTCGTGGTGCTACAAAATCACTTGCATCGAGCTTAACTTCTGCAGAATCAGGCACAACTTATAGTAATGGTTTAACAGCTTTTGGTACAAATGGATTTAGTGTTGGTAACTTAATAGATTTTAATGGTAGTGCTGACAAAATGGTTGCATGGTGTTGGGATACAGAAACTACAACAGCTAAAACCTATACTGTAAAAGTAGTAAGTGATGGTGGAAATAAATATAGATTTGATGATTTTGGTTCAAGTGCAGTTACATTAGATTTACATGAATCAGGAACATATACATTTGACCAATCAGATAGTTCTAACTCAGGTCATCCTTTAAGATTTTCTACTACGTCTGATGGTACTCACGGTGGAGGATCTGCTTACACAACTGGCGTTACAATAACAGGAACTCCTGGAACTGCTGGAGCTAAAACAGTTATTGTAGTAGCAGCTTCTGCTCCAACATTGTATTATTATTGTTCAGTACATTCTGGTATGGGAGGACAAGCAAATACAAATGCAACTAAAGGATCTTCAAATTTTGATGGTACTTTAAAAAGTACAGTATCTGCTAACCCATCAACTGGTTTTTCTATTGCTACTTGGTCAGGAGATGGTGTTGTTAATACAGTTGGTCATGGTCTTGGAGTAGCTCCTAAATTAGTAATAGTAAAAAATAGAGGTGCTGCTGTTAATTGGAATGTATGGGCAACAGGATTTAGTGGTAATGAATATTTATTATTAAACTCATCTGCTGCTAAAGCATCCTATACTAACAACTGGGGTTCAACTCCAACAACAGATGTTTTTGGTGTAGGTAATAATGGTGGCACTAATGGTTCTGGTGGTATGGTTGCCTATTCTTTTGCTGATGTAACAGGCTATCAAAAAATAGGTTCTTACACAGGTAACGGAAGTACAACTGGACCTACTGTAACAACTGGATTTAGACCTGCATGGTTACTAATTAAAAATGTAAACGATACACATGGTTGGCAAATATATGATGCAACAAGAAATGTAAATAATCCTAGAAATAATATGTTATCACCTAATGTTTCTAGTGCTGAATATTCTAATAGTTCAGATTATAAAGTAGATTTTAATGATAATGGTTTTCAAATTGTAACAGCAGATGCTTGGTTAAATGCTAATTCACAAACTATGATTTACTTAGCTATTGCAGACACTAGAGATGCTAAATTTAACTTCGATGCAAGTGGTAACAAAAACAACTGGACACCTAATAACATAAACAGTAATGCTTCAGGTGAATCTAGTTATGATCTGATGTCAGATGTACCTACACTAACAGATGAAGATACAGCTAACTTTGCTACATTAAATCCTTTAGGCACTAATAATAATTCAACCATAACTGATGGTAATCTAACTGTTGTTTCTGGAAGTGGTGCAAGTACAACAGGCATGACTATTGGAATGACGACTGGTAAATGGTATGCAGAATATGTTTGTACTGCCAAAAGTTCTGTAAATATGCATGTAGCTTTAGTAGAAGCAAGTACCTTTGATGGAGATAATCAAGCTGATGAAGGAACTAACAATGGTTATATGTACCAAAATGATGGCAATATTCATCATGGTGGTGCTTCTGAATCTTATGGTGCTAGTTGGGCAGTTGGTGATGTTATAGGTATTGCTTTTGATGCAAGTACTCGTAATGTTGAGTTTTTTAAAAATGGAGCTGGGCAAGGAACTTACACTAGAATTGCATCAGAAAATAGTGCAGGTACAACTTGGATTATGACTTGTGGTGAAGGACAAGGAAGTTCAACTGCTACTTTTGCAGCTAATTTTGGTCAACGACCATTTGCCTACACACCACCTACAGGCTATAAAAAAATAAATACATTTAACTTACCTGACTCTACTATTACAGACGGTAGTGAGCATTTTGCTAATAAATTATATACAGGTAATGCTAGTACACAAAGTATTACAGGTTTAGATTTTAGTCCTGACCTTACATGGATTAAAGTAAGAAATAGTGCTAGCTATGAACATATGTGGTTTGATAGTGTTAGAGGAGTAACTAAATATATTAGAAGTAATACTAATGCAGGAGAAGGAACAGTTGCAAGTACCCTTACATCATTTGATAGCAATGGATTTAGTTTAGGAAATAATAATGATGTAAATGGCTCTGGATTTCCTATTATAGCATGGAACTGGAAAGCAGGAGGTGCAACAGCAGCTAACACAGATGGTTCTATAGCAACACAAATATCTGCTAATACAACAGCAGGATTTAATATTGTGTCTTATTCTGGTAATGGTAGTGCAGCAACTGTTGGACATGGTCTAGGTGTTATTCCTGATATGATAATAACAAAAAATAGATCAACTACCAATGAATGGTGTACTTGGCACAAAGATTTACCAGGAGCATTTGATTCTAATGGTGCATATATATATTTAAATACTACTGACCAAGCTTATACTACTAGCGTATTTTATGATGGAACAGGAATATCAAGTACTAGAGTTGCTTTTAGAGCAGGTACTGGTGAAGTAAATGGTTCAGGCAATAATTATATTATGTATGCTTTTAAAAGTGTAGAAGGCTACAGTAAATTTGATAAATATACAGGTAATGGCTCTACTGATGGATCATTTATATATACAGGATTTAGACCTGCATTTTTATTAATAAAAGTTACTTCTACTAATGATGAATGGGTTATCTATGATACTGCTAGAGATACTTATAATGTAGCAAATAAAAGATTAAATCCAAATTCAGCTGGTGCAGAACAAACATCTCAATTAATTGATATATTATCAAATGGCTTTAAAGCAAGAAGTACAGGAGCAAATATAAATCAAAATGCTGCAACATACATATACATGGCATTTGCCGAAAACCCTTTTAAAAACTCAAACGCCCGATAAGGAGAAATTATGGCTTATAAGTTAAACGGAAACACACTCCCTGTTGACAGGGCTTTTACTCACAATAATGTTCAGTACCCAAGAAATTGGTTACAGTTATCTACACAAGAAGAAAAAGATGCTATAGGCGTTACATGGGAAACAGATCCTGTACGTGCAGATGATAGATACTATTGGAATGGAGAACTAGATAATCCTAAAGCACTAGAAGATGTAGACGCTGTAGATAAAGATGGTAATCCAGTATGGGTACAAAAATTAGATGAAGAGTCTGGAGAAATGATAAATACTCCAGTAAGACTAGTAATAGCAGGATTAAAGTCTGGAAAAATTAAAGAAGTAAAACATACAGCTAATACATTACTAGCTCCTACAGACTGGTATGTAATTAGAAAATATGAAAATGATGTGATTATGCCAAGCAATGTAGTAGATTTTAGAGCAGGAGTAAAAGCAGAATGTAATAGATTAGAAACAGAAATTACAGCTTGTACTACTGTAGAAGAATTAATTACTGTTATGGAAAATGCTTCATGGAATACTTTATAACTCATTTTGGAATAACACTTTGTTGTGTTATTGCTAGTGTAGCTGGAGGATTATTTAATTATAATACACGAAAGTTAAAATTAAAAAAACCTCGTGGTGCTCATATTAATTGGCTTGTAGAAAGAAAAAGAGCTAGACAAGAACTTGGTTTATCTAT